ACTGAGGCATTCGTTGAATACGCTAAACTCTTTCGGTTATCTAAATTCTTCAAAATTGACCTGTACGAGGAAATGAAACGTGGTGGGGCAGAGATGTCCTACCACGACTTTCTTCTAGAGCACTTTAATATGTTCGGAACACGACTTATTACGTGCCCAATTTGCGTATCTACATGGTTATGCGGTATTTTTGCATTATTCAACCCGCTGACGGTGGCATTGAATAGTGCTGTTTTTGGTTTGCTCTTATACTTGATTCTCGCTAAGATGCTTTAATGCTGAGCGACTCTTTCAATTTACAGATTATAGGTACATACCAGGCGGAGTTTGTTAAAACCGCCGTCGCGGATTTACCTACAGAATGTACTCTGCCCAATTTAGCGTGGAATATTCCAACGTTGGTCATTGATGACACCGTTCCACTGCTCATTCCTCACGTTGACGTACAGACACCAGTTGTACCGCACATCCACCCATGTATTCCTACCCTTACGAGTGATGTTAGCATAACTGCGTGTAGTGCCAAAGATAATGGCACAACAATTTCTGGAGATCAACTGCAAATTGTTGCTGACGGAGACTGCGGTTACAAGATAAAAGGTAATCTAGAGATTTGTACAGTAGTACCACCTATTCCACCTATTCCGTGCATTCCTACATTCGCAGGTAGTGCATCATTTTCAGCATGCGATACGGAGGGTAATCCTATAACGGTAGGAGGCTCAGGCTTAAAAGTAGTAGCTGACGGAGACTGTGGTTACAAGTTAAAAGGTGATGTTCAAATATGTGCTCCGTGTATACCTAAGCTCACTTCAGACATTTCAATTTCAAGCTGCGATGCCGTCTTACTCACTGTTACTGGAACACAAATTTCCATTACCGGAGATGAGTGTCATCCACACCTAACCGGTAGTATAGTGATATGCCCCGAAAGCTGTATGTGCGAAGTTACTGGATACTTGGACGTCACTGGTGTTATCATTCCAGGTAATCCACCAGAGCCTAGCGGCATACAGTGGATTGAATCACAAGCCAGATCTACAACATTGGTTGTACGTGGAAAATCTAACGGAGTTTCCGCTTCTTCAAGTTTCGGAGACGCTTGTCCAGGTTGTATTTTTAACCATCACACAGGTTCGGTTAAACTACCGTGTGACCCAGAGGGTTATGAGGGGAAAATAGTACCTGCTACAAACTGGATTGAAGGTTCCACTACATGGGTACCAGTTTACAATGAAGGCCACGCCGTTGATGGCCATCCCAACTCTTACTCTCCGATGACTGTACACCATGGTGGAGGCTTTTGGAATTCAGCACCAGCAGGTTCAGCCGGTTCAGCCGATAGTGCTGGTGTATACCGCACAGAATTTTCTGGGGCCTTTGGAATCACGACTATACACAATATATGGAGTGTTGTCGTTAACGGCAAACTCCTAAAATCTTACAACGCTGACTCTCCACCATATGATGATTCAACTGGAGTAGCCAGTCATTGTTAATAAAATCAAATTAAAATACACTTATGTTATATACATTCAAAATTGCAGCTAGTCAACTATTGGCACAACCTATAAGCAGCCAAAAATTAATCGTTCATTCCACTTCTGATTCAGATCGGAGTACGATTACCATCGCCGGCGGATGGGCGTCAGATCCTATACTGCTCACAGGACAATACGAGGCACAATCAGCCCTGTCTTTCAACACACTTTCGTCCATATCTTTAAATGGTGCAGAAAGTGGAACCATCAGCATATACACACAAGGAACAGCAGCGTCTGGAAGAATAATTTTCAGCGGACAGCCACAAACTGGTGATAGCCTTACCATAGGTGTATCTAATGGATATACCGTAACCTACAACTGGATAGGTGATGGTACAGGTGATCCATTATTGTTTGTTGATGCCCTACACAATGTGCTAATAGGCGCAACCGCTGCGGAGTCTGCGATTAATTTAAGAAAAGCCATGAGAAATGGTGATGTAGCCATCAACGACCATACAGGAAAAGGCACTGTGTATAGTTCTCTTTTATCCGCGCATCCAAACCTCCTTGTAACAGATATTTCTGGTATCATCCTTACCATTTCAGATACGCTTGCTTGTAATCGCCACAACCCGTGGACGATGGCACAATCAGGTACGGCTGCCCTATCATTATCTGCACCTATCAATGGTTTAAATGGTACATTAATAGCTTCTTTTGCACCTGGCGATGACCTATGTAAGATTACAAATATTACGTTGGATGACGAATACTTGGTGTTGAACAAAATGCCTGCAAAGGCAACCTTTATTTCTGACTGGATTAACGTTGGCGGCGGGCCATGTTCAGTATACCTTGCAGATGGCGGTTCACTATATGGCTTGAGTTGCGATTACCAGGTGTCGGTGGACGGTGTTAACCCTCTCCCGTGGCAGAGCTTAGGTACCCAAAACGGAGAAAGATCTCAGTTTCCCATTAATGAACAATCAGTCGAGTACATACGCTTAAAGCTTACAAGTGCAAACACTTCTAGCGTTGCGGTTAGTGCTAAACTGTCGAAGTAATTTAGTACTCAGGAATTTGAACTTTTGAGTTCAATAAAGTCTCATGGTCAACCCATGCTGGCTTTTTATGCTTATCAAGGACGAGACGATAAATTTTGTTGTCTCGTCCTTTTATTACGTTGTGAGAAAATCTATGGTCAACACCAACAGCTTTTGTTTCCGCTACGTGAAATGGATCAAGAAAACCAAAGTAACTTGAATTCACCTGTCTGGTTTCATCAGGCACTGCGTCTTCAGAAGCAATACCACCATCTCCAAGTTTTGTCACTTTAAGACTCACGTCATAGTTATCAATCGGATTGTGCCCATCAATATTTTGACTTAGCCTGTTTCCTGTAACAACAGATCTTACCTGAGGGCTAAAAAAACCAGGGTGTAGCCAAGATAGGTCTTTCTTTTGCTGCATGCGCATCTTTGCTTTTAACTGTAGCTTACCAGCATCTTTATCTACATGTTCTTTTACAAAATCCTCAATACTATGAAATGTATTGTATCTAATATCATCACGATTATCGGGTTCTACTTCTAGCTTGTTAATTTTGATAAGCTTCTTTGAAGACTCTAACAACACATTCGAGTTGATATGATCAGCATGTATTCCAAGTGTATGAGAAACTACTCCGCTGTCTAGCTTGGTTTTGCCCAGCCATTCCTTGAGTTCTGTCTTTTTTTCAGCCGGTGTCTGTGATATATGATCCATTCCAGTATATTATCACAAAAAACCCAGTTGACAAATCTATAATCCGTGCTAAGTTTCCACATATGAACGACGAACAACATATTAAAAGGCTTCAAGAGATATCGGCACACTTGACAGACTTATACAAAGATGTGCCTATTTATCCAGATGCCTTATTAAAGTTCAAAGAACTTACGTTTGATATGCTGGAAAGCAGAAAAGCTGTAGTTTCAGAAATCGATTTGTCCTTGGCTGTACCAGAACCAGATGACTCTGAGTATAAAGGGAATCTACCAACGATAGAAACAATTGTAGCATTCCCTATACCTTGGGATGAAGTTGAAGACGATGATGACTCCGATACATTTCAAGATAAAGATGGGCAATTCAGCAACCAGTATAAACTTAAGTTCTTTTTAAAGAAAACTGAAACAAATGAAAGCGGATTAGCCAATCCACCTGCAGGGTCATTCGGGAGTTTTCTAAATGAACTATTGAACAATCCTCCACAAAGTAACCCAGCAGCAGATGAACTAGAAGTAGTTGAGCGCAGCTTAGTTCTTATTCAAAACATGTCACAACCCTCACATAACTCGACATTCGGAAATCCAATCCTTCTTAAATACGTCCCATTAATCGAAAAGAAATTTCTTCACCCTATCCTCGGAATCCCAGACAATGGATCTTAATTTCAGCCTAGACCTAGACACTCAAGAGATTTACATCATAGTAGATAACTCTACATATGTTTCAGTAATCCGCGACGAAGACACATATCATTACACCAATTTTAAAAAGCTCGGTGATGAAGATATACAAGAAAAGATCAAACAGGTGTGCGCCATCTTATTCACGTTAGACGAATGTTAAAGTGGCAAACACATGCAATGCGGTTAGCCTTAGCCGCGATGGAGACATCTGAAGACAGGTTCCAAAAAGTTGGAGCCTGTGCATTGGCACACGATCATACTGTATTAGGAGTATCATACAATGGGCTAGCAGCCGGAATAGATGCTCCAGAAGGATTCTGGGACGATAGAGACAAACGTCGCCCATACATGATCCACGCAGAAACAAATTTACTCAGTCTTTTCAGTAGAGGTGAAGGAGGATTGCTTGCTTGTACATTGCTACCTTGCAATCCATGTGCCCTCAATATCGCTGCACACGGAATCAAAGAAGTTGTATTTGGTGACGTGTATGATAAAGACCAACGAGCCATCGATACGTTCAAGTTCTATGGCATCAAACTAACACAACTCAAATTATGACAAATATATATACACCAGAAGAAGAACAGCTTAAAAAAATAGCTGAAGATTTAACCGCAAGAAATATCGAAGAACCTATCGTACAAGATGTTAATAGAAGCGATATTTTCGGCTACGCAAAACCACGTAGCAAGGTATTCGATAATGACGAAGTGATTGAATACTTTAATAAATCAACAGATTTACACGTCGAGTCAGATGGGTTCACAAGTAGTACCAAAGTGAGAGCAGGTAAGTTTGGCCCCACACTTAACAACATATCAAAGTTAACCATCGAGTTCAATGCGGAGGAACCAACAGCAAAAGCCACAGTTGAATTCTTTATAGTAACAACAGATATTTCAGTGTTAAAAGATCGCTTGACGCGCAAGCTAGACGTGGTAAACTCCAATGTAGGTGGACGCCCACAAAGCGATATTGCCTAACGCGGTTTCGATTTTCATTTCTTTATTTTTTCATGTTAGCTAAAAATAAGCGACCCCAACCGGTCGCTTATTTTTTTACCCTATAACAGGGCGGCCTCCCTTCTGTTGATGATTTTCAGGCCTTCCGCAATGATCAGATCGATCATGTGCTTAGTTCCTGTTGTCATCCGCACGTCTTTACACCTGCACTTACAGGTGTGGCTTGTGCTATGAGGTGTTGTTTTATTCAACAGCACCACGTCGCACCCACCTGCTGCGTTCAACAGATCACGGCCAGCATTACGCTTGTGTCCGTGAAACCGCAAATCAATGTTATCTGCTGCTAGGTGATTCCTCACCTTTGCATCATCTAACAATGACTTTTCTGCGTATCCCTCCATTCCGACGATTAGGATGCGTGCTGCCTTAATGCGCGGCTGTTCCTTCGCGCTATTTCCATTTACGGCCGGAGTTGTATGATTACCAAGCAGTTTTGCCTGCATGGCCTCCATCCGCCGACCCAACTCCATGAACAGCATCATGGTCGGGATTTCCAGCACGGCGTGCTCACTCGGAGTTACAGGAACTTCCACTAACGCGGTTGTTAGCTCTGGAACCTGTTTAGCCGCCACTGCTTCCCGAGGATACTGACGTTCGCGGATCGCTTCGGTTAAGCTACGTGACATAACAGACGCCTGTACGCTCTTGCGCTGCCGGTTTGGTGGAAGAACCTTTTTAGCTGCCTTGACAATCAGAGGCGCGAGCCCGCGCTTTCCGATTCGCCCACCCATCTTTACCACTTGGTCTGCAACCACCGTTTCTTCCTCCTGAGTCCAAACAATGTTACTGTTGGGCTGTGCTGACTCTTGCTCCACTTTTAGGGCATTGGCGGCCTGTAAGGACGCAAGTTCCTCCTGTAATGCCGTAAGACGTGCGGCTTTGTAAGCAACAGGTTGAGGTTGAGGTTGAGGTTGAGGTTGTTGAACGATTTGCGCTGGAGTCTCCTGAAGATCCTCCATTGCAGTTCCAGCCAACATAGTTAGCCGAAATAGTTTTTCGTTCGTTTCGGACGAAGAGATCTTTTCGATCCTTGTCCCCATTTTCGCTAACCGTGGCGTGTGGTAGTTTAACCAGTTGCCAACAGTTGCGTGCTTTTTCTGCACAACTGCGCAGATTTGCGCAATCGTGCCAGTCTGATTCGGGAGAAGCATGAGCGTCTCCAGAATGCTGTCTTGAAGCGACAGCTGCTCGACTTTAGTAGTCAATTTTGTTGTTGTGTGATACGAACAACGCATAAGTGCTGTTCGTACAATACTATACCTCATTTTAACTATTTTCAGTGTTGGGGTTGACAAGGTATAAAGCTGTGCTACTTTGTAACATCTTAAACTCATGAAAATCACGATGGCAAATATCAGTCAAGACAAAGATGTTTCCAATGGAAAACTAAAAAACTTTCAGGAAAAAATCGTTTGTGCTATCGTGGGTTTTCAACACAACAAATAAAATCTATGAATCAAGTTTATACCTACCAGGAAGCCCTGGAAGCAAGCACAGAATACTTCGGCGGAGATGAATTAGCAGCCCGCGTTTTTGTGGACAAATACAGCCTGCGTGACGCAAATGCAGGCATACTAGAAAAGGCTCCAGAACAGATGCATCGTCGTATCGCCAAGGAGTTTGCACGAATTGAAAAGAACAAGTTTAAAAAACCTCTCACTGAGGACGAAATATTTGACTTGATGGACAAGTTCAAATACATCATACCGCAGGGTAGTCCCATGGCAGGCATTGGTAATAAAACACAAGTAACCTCACTATCAAACTGTTATGTCATTCCATCGCCTGAAGATAGCTACGGTGGTATTATGCAAGCTGACGAACAACTCGTACAAATCAGCAAACGCCGTGGTGGTTGTGGATTAGACATCAGCAACTTACGACCGAATGGTGCAGCAACGAAAAATGCCGCCCGTACAAGCACTGGAATTATTTCATTCATGGATCGATATTCACATTCAATCCGTGAGGTAGGACAAGAAGGTAGAAGAGGTGCATTGATGATTACATGTAGTGTCCACCATCCGCAGATCATGGATTTTGCTACTATTAAAAATGATCCTACAAAAGTTAATGGTGCGAACATTTCTATTCGCCTGTCTGATGAATTTCTTAGCGCGGTTACAACAGATGGTGATGTAAATCTTCGTTGGCCTGTTGAGTCAACCACTCCAACTATTAGCAAATACATGAAAGCCAAAGAGCTATGGAAAACAATCATTCATAGCGCGTGGCTTCGTGCAGAACCAGGACTGTTGTTCTGGGATAAAATCGTATCCGAAAGTCCTGCTGATTGTTATGCAGACGTCGGATTCAAAACAATTTCTACCAACCCATGTTCGGAGATTACGCTGTCGGCCTATGACTCCTGCCGTCTGCTCGTATTGAATCTATACTCATACGTCAAGAACCCATTTACACCTGAGGCAAAATTTGATTACGTATTATTCAAAAAACACGCAGTCATCGCTCAACGTCTTATGGACGATTTGATTGACCTCGAACTTGAGGCCATTGACGGCATTATTAAAAAAGTTGGTGAAGACCCAGAAGGTAAAACTGTCAAACAAACAGAAATCAATCTTTGGAAGAATATCAAGAAGGTATGCGCAGATGGCCGTCGTACAGGAACAGGCTTTACTGCTCTTGGGGACACCCTAGCAGCCCTCGGAATACGTTATGGCTCCGAGGACTCTATTACCACAGCTGAAGAGATTTATCGCGTTTTAAAACTAGGTGCATATCGTTCTTCTGTGGATATGGCGATTGAACTAGGCGCATTCCCTGTGTGGAACCACGAGAAAGAAAAAAACAACCCATTCCTAAAAAGATTGCTCACTGATGGACAAAACAAAGATAGTCTTAGCGGGATCACCGATGTTGCTTTGTGGGACGATATGGCGATCTATGGCAGACGCAACATTGCACTGCTCACATTAGCACCTGTTGGTTCTGTGAGCCTATTGACACAAACCACGTCTGGTGTTGAACCACTCTTTAACCTCAAAACCTACACACGTCGTAAAAAAATCAATCCAAGTGATAAAGATGCTAGAGTTGACTTTGTTGATGCAAATAATGACAGTTGGCAGGAATTCACCATATACCATAACAAGTTCTCTGTATGGTCGAAAGTAACAGGTAAAACCAACGTGGAAGAATCTCCTTGGTTTGGCGCTTGCGCAGAAGACCTTGACTGGCCTAACCGTGTTAGACTACAGGCAGCAATTCAAAAGCATTGTGACCATGCCATTAGTTCTACATTAAATCTACCAGAAAATGTTGCAGAAGAAAAGGTTGCAGAAATTTATGAGGCAGCTTGGAAGTATGGCTGTAAAGGTGTAACAATCTATCGTAACAACTGCCGTACAGGTGTTATGGTGACAGAAAAGACAAAAGAAGTAAAAGTTGATGTCTATGCCAAAAGGCCAAAAGCACTTCACTGTGACATCTATCATCCTCGTGTAAAAGGCAAAGAATACTTCGTAATCGTAGGTTTTGACGCAAATGAAAAACCTTATGAGGTATTTGCTGGAAACAATGGGTTTATTTCGAAGTCGCAATCAGAGGGAGAAGTTGTTAAAGTAAAGAGAGGTCATTACAGCTTAAAACATAAAGATGAAGTTGTTGTAGATAATATCACAGAGCATCTGAAAGATGATGAGGAAGCCCTAACCCGTATGGTGTCCATGAGTTTAAGACACAACGTAGATTTACCATACGTGGTGCATCAGCTTGAAAAAGTTGAAGGTGACCTAACCTCGCTATCTAAAGCAGTTGCCCGCAGCCTTAAAAAATATATACAAGATGGAACAGCAGTTAAAGGCGAAGAATGCGGTGAATGCCATCAAGACTCCCTCGTTAGAGAAAACGGATGCGTCATATGTAAGAACTGTGGATGGACAAAGTGCAGCTAAGTGGAAATGCACACCAGAATGCACAGGAAGATGGAAACACTACTTTGATGAAGAACTGTTTAGTTGGGTAGAAAAATTCATCTGCGATATTCATAGCTAAAAAAAGGGGTCGGATTTTTCCGGCCCCTTTTTTATTATTCGTCTCTGATGCTACTGATAAGCTCCATAGCCTCAGCGTCGGGCAACACGGATGCCAGTTGGATATACTGCGCCATCTCCATAGATAGCCGCATCTCCCTAGCCCTATGTTGCGCGTTCACCTCTTCGATGTTCGTAGCACCACGCTCTTTAGCCTTTTCTTGGCGAGCACGTCTTAAGTCTTCTTCCTTGATGCACTCTTTAGCCAGCTCGTACAACGACTTGTTGTTAAGCTTTGGAGGCATGTCATGCTTCCAACTCGGATGCCACAACAGCAACGTTGCAAGTACCGGATGGTTATCCCAGTAGTGCAAAGCATCGCACTGCATTGGATCGAGCCTGTAGTTTCGTCTTGGGTCAGGAATCACGAACTCAAATTCCTGAAAGTTGTGCCACATCCTGTAGTCCCACTGAACATACCAAGATGTGTCTGTGATTGTCGCCCATGCGAGTTTCATGAGTACATGAGCACCCATGACCTTTTCCAACATAAAAATGTAGTTGGACTGAACATCAGTCACTTGCAATGAACGTACAAGAAAGCCTTCAAGCTTTAACCGTGCAATCATTGCGGTAACAGATAAACAAGCAATCACACCTTCCTCGTCAGTTTTCTCCATGAACTGCGCAGGCTCTTTGCCGGTGACAATACTAAGCGCACTTGACGCACACCCATATTGTGTTCCATTCGTCTGAGCCGCAGACCTCACCTCCCACTTACCAAAACCAATTGTCCGCCAGTATCTCCAGTTGATATTATCGTCTGGGTCGAATGGCCCTCCATAGGGTTCCTCTGGTGGATCTTCAGGCTCAACTGGCTTTATGTTGTCATAGATGTTCTCGGCGTTAACAATAACGCTCGCCTCCGCCGTTGCTAGCTGAGCCCCTTGTGAGGGCTCAGCTGCAACTGTAGACAGATCAGGCATCGATGGAGCCTGGCATCGAGAACGTCCCTGCAGGAGCATTCACGACGACTTTGTCTGGGTCTCCGCCAGCTTCGCGGATCTGGGTTTCGACCGCTTCGATGTCAGCGTCGTACTGCTCGTCTTCAAGCTTTTTGAGCTCGCTTTGCAAGTCGATGAGTACGCTGTCTGCCGTGCGAGCTGCCGTGCGGATGGGCTCAAGAGCTTTCTCCTGTTCCGCTTCGAAAGCATCAAAAGCGTTCTGCTGCTCATCCTCCAGTGCGCTCAGAGCCTCATTTGCGGTTTCTGCAGCTGTCACTGCTGGTGGGATGAGAACATTGAGCTCCTCGATACGTGCTGGGCGAGCTGCTGCCACCGCCGGATCCTTGGCTTTGTTGAGTTTTTCGAGTTCCTTGTTTAGCGCTGCGAGGCGCAACTGCTTCATGTCTGCCATATGTATTTTTTTTCTGTTTGTTGGTTGTGTTTGCACATAGAGAAAGTGCTCTCTACGTATAGTATTATACCAACTTTCTTTGCTTTATCGTTTGACAACTTTGAAAGCTGTGCTATGTTCCATCATTATGAAATACAGAAAAAAACCAGTAGTTATCGAAGCAGTTGAATGGAATAGCACAGACGCAAGACGGGATGAAATTTCAGCATTAGCAGGCTTTGACGTTCTGCATGAGCCCGGTGGTAATTTACTCATTCCAACACTTGAAGGTGTTATGAGTGCATCTCCAGGAGACATGATTATTAAAGGTGTCAAAGGTGAAGTATATCCGTGTAAACCAGACATCTTTGCACAAACCTACGATCCAGCAGAATAATGAAAGTAGTCAATTTATTTGGTCCGCCTTCGTGTGGAAAATCAACAATTGCAGCCCAGCTATTTTCTAGTCTTAAACGACACAATGTTAAGACAGAGCTAGTGGGTGAATTCGCTAAGGAGCTCATCTATCTTGGAAATGAAACACAACTTGTGAACCAGGTGTATATCATGGGATGTCAATACCGTAAACAAAAGGACTTGCAGAGGCATGGTATAGACGTTGCTGTATCTGACTCACCATTACTATTGCAAATGGTATACTGTCAGGACGCGCCATACTATCCGGAGATCAGGGCTTTAGCTTATAAGCTGGACACTGAATTCCAAAATGTGAATATATACATTAAACGCGTTAAACCTTACCAAATTTATGGTCGGGCACATACAGAGGCAGAAAGTGATGCTTTAGGCAAAAAGATTTGGGACTCCATGAATGGAGAGTTCCACTATGTCATCAATGGTGATGACCAAGGTACAGAGTATCTTGCAGAACAGGTGCTTGATATCGCCAACAAGGAGATATTAGCTAAGTTCTAACCAATCGTTAGTATTCATTGTTTAGCTAAGGGCTAAAAAGAGGTTGGCTTATCACCAGCCTCTTTTTTTTTGTTTACTTCTCGTCGCCGGGCACGTCTTCGACCAATTCGAGAATAGGTTTTTGCAGCGGCGGTACACGACCAGGATTGCGCTTCACGTTGTGGACATGAAGACTGTGAGCGTGGTTGTACACCTCAGTGATCTCAAGCTGACGTTCGTCCTCTTCCCGTGTGTGACGGATGAGGTCGTGACAGACCTTGTTAAGGACGTCCAGCAGCCGATTATCTCCGCAGTCAAACAGTGCATCATTGAGTAGGTCAAGACTCTCACCGGCGTACAGCCGGCAGTAGCCAGACGTAACATCAGGGTGCACTTTCCCGAGAAAGTCATTTTTCAATGACGTGACATTGTCAATCCGGTCAAATGCCTTCATGATCTTGCTATCGGTGCAGACTTGAGCGATGCGGGCAATGTCCACTTTTTTTCTCTGCTTCCTGTTGTAATCCGGAAACAGGATTTTTGAGGTATTGGTCAGATCATCAACGTACTTGGCAACAATGATATTGAACCTTACGATGATATCATTGTACGTCGTGCCTGTGTCGTCCTCGATCGAATCATGGAGCCAAAGAGCACAAACCCTGTCCTCGGTTTTACGGGGATGGGTCTGATACGCGCCGACTACACGGCCGAGGTGGGTTTCATACGGTTCGTCCGTAAATTTACGTTTTTGTTTTATGCGTTGACAGGCCTCGACGGCCATATCAGCAGCATCCAGTATTGGTGGCTTTATTGTCATCAAATTATTATACCATTAATAGTTGACAAACCATCCGGCTATGCTACTATCCCAATATGACTTAGGTAAAACAAGACAACAGATTAGATCGAATTTCCAACCCCTTGCGTCTATACGCTCTCATAAGGACTGATCTAAATCTCTCGGTTGGAAAGGCCTGTGCCCAATCGGGACACGCTCAGCTTACTAATTCCTCAGTTAGTAAGCGCATAAAAGTTATGAAGAAAATCGGAATATACCAAATCAAGAATCTCGTTAATCAAAAAGTGTATATCGGTCAGTCAGTAAATATCGACCGACGATTTCAAGTACACACGCGTAAGCTTAATAAGCAACGGCATGAGAACAGATATCTTCAGCGTGCTTGGCTTAAATACGGAGAAGCGAATTTCGAATTTAGCATTGTCGAGCTCTGTGATAAATCTGACTTAAATGCTAGAGAAACACATTGGATTGCTGAAACCAAAGCCGAATACAATATTGTCAGAGAAGGAACTAATCCTCCGAACCTAAAAGGACGTAAATGGTCAGCTACACACTGTGCTAATATTTCAAAAGCATTAACAGGCATAGTCCGCACCGCAGAACATAATAAGAAGCTGGGATTGGCTAACAAAGGTAAAACAAGATCTCAAGCACAAAAGGACATTATAAGCCGTAAACTAAAAGGACGTATCCTCACACCTGAGCACAGGGAAAATATACGCCAAGCAGTATTAAAAAGACATATGAAAACTACATAGACAGACAATAGACAGAATAGGTCAGAAAATCCATTAAAGATATGGGTATTAATCCGCGAAGACTTAAAAATGTCTTGCGGTAAAATTGTAGCCCAAGCAGGGCATGCAATATTAGACACTTTCCTCAAGTGTCGAGAGCTTGATGTGAAGACGGCAGAAGACTATAAGGTCAATCACGGCATTAAAGTTACTCTGGGTGTTCCATCGCTTGACGCTTTATTAGAAGCGAAGAAATTAGCCGACGAAGCCAATATTCCAAACACACTCATTTATGATTTGGGCTATACGCAGTTTCATGGCGAGACAACAATAACAGCACTCGGTATCGGCCCTGCCAGACGTACAGAAGTGGACCACATCACTGGCAGTTATAAACTACTATCATGAAATTTGATACCATTGAACAATACATCATAGAACGCGGATACTGGAGAGAGAACTACAACAACCTTAGTATACGCTTGCGTGAGCTTAAAGAAGACATACGAACAGGTGCTCGTGCTGGAAACTATGTTGGAGAACTACAATACAAACTCATCCTCGATAAGCAGACAGCTACAGCCGCACTAGAGACACGCAAGCAATCGAAGATCAAAGCTGCGGCCTTATGGCTCGAAGCTAAAAAATAAGGTTTCTCAGGCCTTATTTCTTGTTTCGTTGTTATCCGTTGTGCAACTTCACCCCTGTCGCATCGGTGATCATACACGGAGCCATCGGCATGCCGGGGTGCCATGTGTGAACGATATCGACTTCGGGGCTCAACTCCGGGTCAGGGCCAATGATGACCGTGAACCCGATTGTCGGGCGGAGAGTGTCGGGGCGCATGGGCTCGTCGATGAAGAGCTCAAAGCCGTGACGTCCTTTGCGGACATGCACGCCATTGAGAGTCATCGCTGTTGCCGCATAGTCGTCCAGCGACACGGTACCAATTCGACCACCGAGTTTGGGCTCGATGCCGAAATAGTATTTGACGCCGGGTCGGACCACTTCGGGTGCGAGTTTCGGCACGGTGAGTTCCTGGTCATCGATGTCCTCGAGACCGCAAACTGTTGTGCTTCCACGGGTGCGAGCGCCCATGAGGGATCTCGCGTGATCTGCCAATGCGGGAATCGGGGATTCCTTCATTGCAGCTAGTATGCTAACTACTTGTTTTACTGTCATACTTTGTTATACCCTTATATGTGCTACGCACCAAGGAGGGGTAGCTAAAGAAAAGGAAGCCTAAGCCTCCTTTTCTTTCAGGTTCTTTCTAATTTTATTTCCGGCGCGCACTAATGCTTCCCATTAGATTATTATACCGTAAAACCCTCTTGCTTTCTTTACCCCGTTTGATACACTCCAGCAATATGAAACACGAAATTACCAAAATCACGGCCAATGAATTCATGGACTTTATCAATGCCGAGTCACTTCCAGACTTAGATAAATTTAGCGTCAAATGCTACCAACTAGGAGATGAAATTTTTGTACACCTTAGCTCAGGTATTGGAAGTCTAACGGGAAAACCAATATCA